TTATTCACCGAATTCTCGGCGAATAGCGGCTTTGATGATATCGGTGTAGGTTTGACTTCCTGTGAAATGCTCGACTACTTTTATCGTTCCACGATTATCGCTTATGTAAAATTCATTTGTTTTAGACGACTCTTCATTTTTAACTGCTTGAATGTGAAGATTGTCGTTATTCATGTGAGTCCTTTCTTGATTATTTTTGCGAACAGTAATATGTATTCCGACTGCGAATAAAAAAGTACAAGCCCCGAAAAAATAGGGCTTGTACTTTGTACGATAATGTGATATAATTTATGTTAATCATTCCTCACCCATCTGCAACAACTTCACCGCCTCGGAAAGAATCAGCTTACCGTCAACACGCTCAGTTGCGTGAAAACCAATCTGGTCACGCTGAGCGAATAACTCGTTCAACACCTTGAACCGAATGTCACGGCGGTCGGCAATCCAGTAATAGTTGAAATCACCGAAAGCCAAAGGCAAACTACCCGCTTTAATTTCGGGAACATACGGCGAAGTATAAACAGGTCTGCCGAGGAGCATATCGGGAGTCCCCGCAACCACGGACGGAGTCCAAATATACTGACCATTGCTGTCCTTGACCTTGCGAAGTTGTTTCATTGCAGTGTCGTTGGTGAGAAAAACTGCTTTGATTCTATACGGCGGTTTCAGACTGTAAAACAAATCAATAATATCATCGAAAGTAATATCAGTTTCACTCGCCGCAGTTACACCAATCGAACCGCCGCCGCTTTCTGTGAAAATACCTGTCGGCTTGCCGTCACCATCGCCAATGCAGAACGCCTCTTCTTCTCTTGCCCCGATTCGCCGTGCAAATTCTTGTGCGATATAGGCTTGAATATTGAAAGCAGAATCCTCGACTAACTCAGTGGAAGTTCGCATCATCGTGGCGAGTTTATATGCGTTCAAAATAATCTGTCCGAATACAGAGTCACTTTCGGGAATCTCATCGTTTTCCTCAATCCAAGAGGCTGTACCCGAGGCGGTCGCAATCGGCACTTTCAGTTTTTCAGAATTGGTAGTAATAATCCGAGCAATTCTGCGGAAGATATTCTGCTCCTCCAACGCTTGAATTAACTCGTTCATAAACTCCTCGGGGACGAGATACCCACCTGAAGTATCAGTTCCGATTGACAGGGCATTGGTAATCCCGCCGCCACGGAGCAGATTCCAAAAGTCGGTGCTGTATTGTGAAGTGTTGCGATTGGCAATTTTAGTACCGATGTTACTGACAAGCGGTTTTGAAGTCGGCAGACTCATTTGGTCTGCGATATCACGATGTTTTTCTAAGCGTTCAATTTCCCGCCCGAGGTTGACAATCTCAGCCTCCATGCGGTCGAATTCCTCACCATCGGCGGCAGACAGAATACCGTCAACCCGCTTTGTGTCAAGAAATTGTTGCGATTGATTCCAGAGTTTTGAGCGTTTTTCACGCAGTTCAGATATGCCCATTTGAGCCTCCCTATTTTTTAGATATATTTTATTTTATCGAGTCGATTTTGATATGAATTGAGGTTATTTTCGGAATAAAGTACACCGTCCGCAAAGCCAAGTTCGACTGCTTTCTTGGCATTGAAACATGACTCCTCATTCATGAGTTTGCTTATTTCGGAGCGTTGCAGTCCTGTCTTTATTTCGTAGGCATTTACAATGCCTTCCTTGATTTCGTCAAGCGTGGATTTGGCACGGAGCATTTCCGCACTGTCCCCGATGGCGATTGTGGCAGGGTTGTGGATAATCATATATGACACTGGCGACATTAATATTTCATCACCCGACATAGCGATTACCGAGGCGGAGGAGGCGGCAACTCCGTCAATCTTGACAGTGACTTTGTTTTTATATTCACGGAGCATATTATAAATCTGAGCCGCCGCAAATACATCACCACCCGATGAGTTAATCCACACAGTTATGTCCCCGACTGCCGACTGTAACTCCGATTTAAACAGAGCGGGAGTGACTTCATCACCCCACCAACTTTCGGCGGCGATAACACCATTCAAATGAAGAATGTTGTTTGAAAAGTTCCAAAATTTCATCATAGTTTATTAACCGAAAGGGTAGGCATCATCGTCCTCAATCGGCGGCAACCCCTCTATTTTACGGATTTCATTTGTTGTTAAAATACCTTGATTATGTGCCTCTTTGTAATATTCTAACCGCTTGTCTATTCCTTCGATGTTCTCGATTCCGATGTTTTTCTCTAAAAGTCCTCCGAATGTTTGTTGTTTTTTGTTCATGTTAATTTTCACCTTTCTTTTCCGTAAAAAATCCTGCCTGTTTTAATTCAACCATATTAGCGTTGACAAAATATTTATCGCCGCCGTCCTCGGCGGGAATGGGATTCATATGCTCCAAATCACGAATATCGTTAGCGGATAACCACCCGTTTTGCCGCCCGATTTTATAGCCCTCCATTCGTGTTTTGTAATCGCCACGGAGCATGGCATCAAGGTTAAAACGAATGGAATAATGCTTGCGTTCGGCGGGGGAGAGCAATGCCAAATCCATACACTGTTCAAGCCGCTTGACCCACGGGTTTATGGTGCGGGTAACAAACTCAATTGACTGGTGTTCTATGTTACTGAAAGTCGCACGTTCCAAATCGGCAATCATATGTGGGGGAACTCCGAAAATCCGTGCAATCTCGCCTAACTGATATTTTCGGGTTTCAAGAAACTGTGCTTGGTCTGGCGGAATTGTGATTGCCTTGAATTTCAAGCCATCATCAAGCACGGCGATGCTATGATTCCCGCTCCCACGGTAAAGAGCATTCCACGTTTCCCGAATATCAAGTGTTGAGTCTTTTCCGAGTCCCTCGGGATGTTCCAGCACTCCACTCGGATTCGCTCCGTTGGCAAAGAATGTCGCTCCGTAATTTTCGGCGGCGATTGACATTCCGATGGCATTTCGTGCAATCGCAATCGGGGAGTAGCCGACAAGTCCGTCAAAACCGAGTCCCTTGAAGTGAAGAACATCTTCACGTCTGAGCGTGATTCCGCCGTCTTTGGCTTTAAAATCGGCGGGACGTTTCTCATCACGATTACGATAATATGTGTAAAATATTTCACCGTTGTCATCCCGCCAAACGTCCATTTTATTGGGCATGAGCGGATACAAATATTTCACCCGACCCGAGTTGTCACGAATAATCTGTGCGTATCCGTTGCCCCATAAAAGTAGGTGCGACATAATCGTTTCTCGAAAAATAAATGAAGTCATTTCGACATTCGGCATGGTGTATAGTACATCGTGGAGCGGATGCTCGGTTGCAATCCGTGACCCGTTTCCATCGTGTTTTTCCAAATTGAGCGGGAGGCAAGCAATCGCCTCGGAGATAATTCTGACACAAGCGTAAACTCCTGTGGTTGCGAGGGCGGTGCGTTCATTGACCGAAACATCGGAAGATGAACGACCGAAAAAGAACGGTCTGCTTGTTGACAGTGAGTTTTGCGGAGATGCTTTTTTCTTTCGGGAAAATATACCCATGCACACCTCCGACAATAAGAATGAGCCGCCTCGCTAAAGACGGCTCGGTTATAAAATACTATGCGAGTGGTTGTCCGTTTATTCCGCAGATTCCGTTTCGGGCAATTCCCTGTCAATATAATCATCTACAATTTTTTCAATAAGACGATTTCGTGATATATCGCCCTCTTGTTTTGCGAGAGTTGTCAGCTTTTCGAGCGTTTCGGGTGTAAACCGTACGGTCATCACTTTCCGAAAAACATACTCCTTGCGAGGTTTTCTTTCCCCGCTATCAGGAGCGGAATACCGCCAACTTGAGTTACCCTCAAGGTTGTTGCTCAACAGTTTTCGACACAGTTTGTATTCATTCCCCACAAGACCTAATGACACGCAGAATATTCTCATTGAGAATTTTTCATTCGTGAATTCATCGGGAGCGGTGGCGGTGATTCTTTGCTTTGACTTTGCCGTTTCACACAACAAAGATATGAACTGCGAATATGCGTGAATTTCTTCGGCGGATTCGGTTTTGAACCACGGGAATGAAATTTCAGATTCGCCGATTTCAATGGGAAGTTCCTGTTCTTGATTCAGTTCAAGAGCCTTTTTAATCAGCGACTCTTTTGCGGCAACCATGAGTTTTAAGTTTTCGATTGCCTCGGGAGTGAATCCCTCAAGCGGAAAACTGATTGTCAGATTTTCGGGTTTTACAGATTTTTTCTTAGGCATAATAACTACCTTCTTTCGTTTTATTTGGTAGTCACATGATACCGTAAAAAGCCGCAAAAGTCAACGAACAAATCATGGATAAACGCTGATAAATACTGGATTATTCGGGGTTGACAGATTCATATTTTTGTGGTATAATTGAAAGCGGATTTTATATAATGCGAACAAGGACTTAATATGAAAAATATTGATTTTACAAAAATAACTGCTTGCGGTGAATGTTGTGTTGACTGTAAGAAAAAAGAACAAGGGTTGTGCGAGGGGTGCATAGAAACTGATGGTCACTGCAAGGAATGGGTTGATTCGGGGCAATGCCCGATACATAAATGTGCAAAAGAGCATGGTGTTCAATTTTTCGGATTATGTTCTGAATTTCCGTGTAACGAATTAACAAAAAAGATACATTGGAATCCAAACATAGTTGAACATTTAACCAACCTTGTGAACACGTATAAAGTATATTATAAACATAACGATTAACGATATTAACACAGTTTTATATCACATATCCCGCCATGATTCACGCTCCAATCGGCGAATCAACTCCGCATCGGTTTCAACTTTACGCTCAGGCTCATCCACGACTTTCCCGTTGCGGATAATCGTGTCGGTAGTCGGGTCGTAAACCGTAATTCCCGCATTGCCTTTGCGTTTATCCTCCTGCCGAATCGCCAAGTCAAGCGACATAACGGCGGCAACCACACCGTCAATTTTTTCACGGCTCTTCTTTTTTGACGGCATAATATTAGCAACTGCATCGGTTTCAATATGCACATTCTCGACCATCCAACGCAAAACAGGCTGACCGCCGTGCCGCAGTTTTCTGTCAAGAATGAGCCTGTAAAATTCCTTGCTCGGGCGGCTTAGAGAAAAATATCCCTGCCGAATTTTAATCATCTCGAAACTCATTTTTTCGAGGTTTTGCACCATCTGCGTTGCACCCCAAGCATCATATCCAATTTGACGAATGTTATAAATATCATCGAGTTTGTTAATTTCTTGTTCGATAAAATCATAATAAATAATCTCCCCCGCAGTGGCGTTCAAATGCCCCTCTTTAACCCAACGGTCGTATGGAACATGATGGATTCTCACCCGCCGATGCATACCCTCCTCGGGAATCCAAAAATGTGGAATGACATAGTAATTTGGGTCGATGTCAATCGGTGGAAAAATCAACACGAAAGCCGCAATGTCATCGGAGTCGGCTAAATCAAGACCGCCGTAACACTCCCGACCTTTCAGCTTTTCCATATCAATCGGAGCGTTGCCTAAATCGTATTTGTCCATCGGAATCCAACGCACTTCTGCGTTCGTCCATTGACACAAAAAATCACGTCGGAACTTCATTTCAAGAGCGGGGTCTTCTTTCGCCGCATTAAATTCCAAGAGCATATTTTTCATTGATACAGTCACATCAAGTGACGGATTCACCCGCCGCCAAACTTCCTGTGAATTCCAGTCATCATCGAGTTTTGCGGCATACACAACAGGGTAAAAACTGCCGTCGATTTTCCGTTTTTCGAGAATATCTAACGCTTTGTTATGCACGTCCCAACAGATGGAGTTTTTATCATACCCCGCAGTCGTGATTACAAAATTAAGCGGCTGTTTTCGTGCCACTCCCGCCCCACGAGTCATGGTGTCGTAAAGACCACGATTGGTCTGACCGAGCAACTCATCGAAAATAACGCCATGAACATTAAGTCCGAATTTGTTTTCGACAACAGAAGAAATGGCAGTATAATGACTTCTTGTAGGTCGATAAATAATACGTTTCGCAGTGTTGTTAATATCGCAGACACTCCGTAAATGTGGGTTCAGCAAAACCATATCACGAGCGACATTAAATACAATTAACGCTTGGTTTCGGTCATTGGCACAGCCGTAAATTTCCGCACCAAATTCTTGGTCGGCACACAAAAGGTAGAGTGCGACTGCCGCCGCCAACTCGCTCTTGCCCTGCTTTTTAGGAATTTCAATGAACGCTGTTCGGAACTGCCGAGAGCCGTCTTTGCGGTCAACAATGCCGAAAATATCACGGATTATCTGCTCCTGCCAGTCGAGTAAAACGAACGGTTTCCCCGCCCATTCTGATTTGGTGTGGCAGAGATGACCGATGAATTCTACGGCGTGGTCGGCTAATTCTTTGTTGTATGTTGATGACGGCAACATAAATTCTGTGGGATAATATTTGAAGTCGCTCATATCGCCTTCGGTTTACTGTTGAGCAATCTTGCCATCGCATCACGGTTGGGGTCATCGCCGTAATGCGTGGAGCTATTTTGAGCGACAATTGCCCAAATCCTGTCCCAGACCTCGTTGGCGGCTTTGAGATATTTTATGCTCGAATCAACCATCGGATTTGGTGATAAATCGGACATAACAGGCATCTGTGCAACCGTCCACTCGCATTCAAGCCACCGAGTTTTCACAATTGCGTATTCCTCGATTAACGCAGGGTTTATGAGGTGCAGACATTTCGTGCCTTCAAGCCATTTCACCGTCCGCTCGTACACCGCCTCGATAGATGTTTCCAAATCAATAAACGCATATTCTTCTAAATTTTTTGGGCATTTTCTCGGGACAGAATCAGCGTTATCAGTCGGCAAATTTACCACGATTGGACGGCGTTTGCTCGGGTTGCCGTCAAGCAGTTTGTCCGCTAAAGATTTCGCTTTTCTGCCACTGCCACTTCGTTTGCCGCCGTGACCGTTTGCCATAATAATCGCCTCCCGCAATTTTTCGTTTGTCCAAATATATGCGGGGAAGTCCGCCATAATTCCCGTCGAATTTACCGCCGTAAACCCGCTCCAAGCCCCGCCTGTGCCGACTTCGCCCCACCGCCCCCGTTCCCCCGAATATCGGCAGGGAAAATCAGAAAACTTGATTGAAAATGTCGAATTTCGCTTTTCAAAAAAGATTCAAAAATATTGACTTTTCAAAACAGCAAACCCGCTATATAAGCGGGCTTAAGTTAATCAACAATTTTTGAATATGCTTTTCAAAGGCTTGAAATGGCGGGAATCAACACGCCCCCCACGGTCGGTGAGGAAGGTCTACACAGTAGGTATTGTACCCGCCCCTCCCCCTGTCGAAATGCGGATTCGTCATATTGCACAAAAGTAAAACAAGAGTGTAGAGGCGATTCATTCGCCTCGAAACTTGACGATAACATTATAATCACCGACTGCACACTGAACGGCTGAACACCGAATAAAACATACCTGTGTTTATTCGTTTATTATTTTTTGCACTCGCACATTAAACAAATATAACATATAAATTTATAGAAGTATATAAATTTAGTGTAATAGGTGTGCGGTGTTCAATCTTTTTTCGACTCAGGCGGCTGTTTCAAAAAGCCTTCAACATCGCATACAGACTGGAGTTTCTCGAAGTCGATAATCCATGCACGCTCACGATTGCCATTGAAATAACGGTGGTCGCTCGGTTTATTCTTGTCAATGATATACGGTGATTTCTTCAACTGCCGTCGAAATTCGGGTTCAGTCAAAACCTCGCCGAGAATGGCGTGGTTCATGCGATACTTGGTGTAGTCGTCATAAATTCTCGGTAGCTTTAAACACAGATGTTTCCCGCTGTTTTCGATGAGATAATCCTTGTCGTACTTCAAGCCCATTCGTGCCATAATCTCGAATGCCTCTTCAATGACGTTCTTGGTGTGATTGCCGCCGTCAAGCAGATATTCCCGCACTGCATAGATGAGATGATTAACACATTCGTCAAAGCTGATGGGAAAGACCTGCAACCACGACAACTCAAAGAAAACGCAGACACGCTCGATGAGTTTCAACCCTGCATAGACACAGGCAAGGTTCTTTGTAACACGATTTGGGAAATTCCCCTTGACACGTTCAAAGCCTTCTTTGTACCACTCGTTCGCCTCTTCGGGAGTGGTGCGGAGAGCCACGTCAAGGAGCGTCCTGCCGAATGATTCAAGGAGGGATTTGTTATCCACAAGAGCCTCGAAAGTGTTTTGAAAATCCATGTTCTCTTCAATTTCATGGGGTGAAAACAATAACTCAATCGTCCGCTCACGAATCGCCGCCTCGGAAGGTGATGCTTCGCCCGCCACCAAAATCGGTGCAAGCAACTCGTAGGTGTTTAATTCCAACTTTGGCGTCCCACGCTCACCCTCATGACGGTCATATGAATCACGAAAGTGATTAAGCAAATCTTTCAGAACTTTACCGTCTAATGTTGCGGGTTTGAACTCGTTGATAAACTGCGGCATAAGGTTGGAACTTGCAGAAACGTCCATGAGCGAAAAGCGTGATGTTTGGTTTGCCGCCTTGATTGAAAAGCACGAGAAAATTACGGTTATAATGAATTCTAACGTCGCAGATTTGCCGCTCCCTGGAATTCCTACCATGAATAAATGTGGATATTTTGTTTCGCTTTCACGCAAATGGTGCTTGATAAAACAGCCCGCTACCCACGCAAGAATAGACACAGTTTTTGCATATTCGTTGTAGCCGAGAATCATACTGCCCAACTGCTGAAAAGTCTTTGCATTTAGAAATTTTTTGCCGTCCAAAATGCTTGTTTTTATTTTCTGGTGTTTTTCCAATTGAATAATCGTGTCAACAGAAATGTTCCGTGCTTTTACGGCTTTTGAAGTCGTGACAAAAACAAGCTCATCGTTATGATTATAAATCCCGAGAGTTTTCACGCCTAACTTTTCTTTCCATTCGAGTTCCTCAACAAACGTCTTGAATATTTCTAAATCGCCGCCCGTTCCAAGAAAACCGAGAGCGAGCGTTTTACGAGTTGTGGCTCTTCTGAACCGTTTAAGTTCAGAGAAATCCTCGGCAAGCAAGGTCAAGCGATATGTCTTTTTAGGCGTGGCAAAATCGCAAGTATACAGCGTTTCTTCATCGGTCACAATTATTCCGATTGGCACGATATAATATGTTGTAAGTTGTTTCACGTTATCGCCACGTTGTAGATAATAACAGCCACCTTCCTCAAAAATCGTGACCTCTTTCTTCTGTCGTTGAGCAGTTTTCTTGGTGGTGCGAGTAAAGCCATCGACTATGTTATCGCAAGCAACTCTGACAGTCTCGGCGGCATAATCTCCAGTCCACTTTTCTCGCATGAGTCCCGATTGCCGAAACAGGCGGTCGACTTGAGCAGATTCAGCGTTCGCCCACCACGCAATCTTCCCGCATAGAGCCATATCCGCCTCGGACTGCGACTTATACTTGCCCTCCCAAACACCGTTCCAGAGCGGTGAGAATGCCTTGTCTTTATCGCTTGCCATTTTAATCAGCTCATCATCTGAGAGGCATGATGTTCCTTTTTCGACTTTGCCTTTCACCGATGAAGTCTGCTTTTTCGGAGGCTTGATATATGTATCATGAATCCATGCAAGAGTGCCGTTATCATCGGCAATTTTATCGACACAGTTTGAGTATGGCACACCAGTCATCGTGAAGTACCGTTTCTCGGAATAGATTTCCACACCGTTCGCAGAATTTCGCCTCCCGACAGTCGGGAGCGTTCCACGCAAGAAAATATGCAGTCCTGTCTTGGACGGCGAAAGTTCTATGTATGTTGAATTGCCGACTTTATCGAGAATCGCCCCTGCTATATCATTCGGATGACCGTTCTCGTCAAAACATTTGTCAATGTCAATCCCGACAATTCCCGATTCAAGCGTGAACATGAAACCGATTCCAAGAAAGCCGTACTTCTGCATCGCAGCTACTGCCTCGTCGAAAGTAGCCCATGTTTCGGGTTTATTGGGCATGGCTTTGCCACCTGTGCGTGGATTGTACGGCACTTTGCAGTCCCTGCCTTTGACTTTTTCGAGCCGCCAACAAACCCAGTTAGGAAGTGCGGTTAGGGCTTTTGGGAAGGTTTGGTTGCTTGTATTCATAGGGCTTGTCCTCGCTTTCAATATGATATTTATATCGTATGAGAGCGAGTACGGGGTTTATGACGGTGTGAGGAAAATATTTTTTGAAAAGTGACGAAAAGGGGTTGCGAAAAAGCGAGAAATATGGTATGATATAATATATAGTTAACAGCGAGGTGAAACGATGAAAACAAAAAAAGAAATTAAGGAAATAGTGTCAAAAATATACAATGCAGGAATAGTTTATCTGGAGAATGTTTCCGATAGACTGCTTTGTTATGTCCGTGATTTATCACATAATTCGCAGTTAACAATATCCTACACATCATGCGAAGAGAATCAATGGGAATCACAAGTGAGCATATTTAGAAGAGGCAATGATTATAATATTCGTTACATTAGTGATGATGATAAATTTGTAGAGTGTTTAGCTATTGCAGAAGCATTAGCTTTAATTGTATTGGACTTTGCTCCTGAAAGTGAAGGGGAAAAATACCAAAAAGGAGAGATTACATATTTCGCACAACAATTACTTGAGTTAAACGCAAAAATTGATAATGGATTCATTTTGCATGAAATTTATAACCCTTTTGCCAGCGTGATAATAAGTAGAATCCATTCATTACGCCCGAATTATGTATTAAATGAAATATCGAAAGTACAGAAATTGAAAATAGATAATTTGATTGAAAAAATATTCACCGCAAACATGGAATCATCAATTTTATATCCAGAAATACGTTTAATAACTAATTATTTTAGAATGAAGAAAGGCGTATCACATAAAAATTTTCATGTTAGTGTACGTTCTACAAATGCTCTTGTAGAGCCTAAAGGAAGAGCAAGCGTTTATGAAGATGGGGTTAATATATTTCATAGTAGCTTGGAAAATGTACAGTCTTATTTTAGAAATTATAAAAATATTAACGCAGTGCGTATATTGCGTATAATTATTGCACATCAATTAGCTCATGTAATTTTGCACTATGTTATCCCGAATGAGCTGACTGGAAAAGACACAAATCTTAATTCATGTGAAATGGAACGGGAAGCCGCTTATTTTGCTCTTTGTTTGTTAAAACAACGTGAATCGTTATATATTGGAGATGATGACAATACTTATAATATAGCTTGCTATGAATGGGATAGATTGTCTAAATTAATATACCAAAATGATGAATTGATAGAATGGCTAATTGATGAAGATTCTAACTATGTTATTGAGAGTAACGGTTTCCTTGTTCAGAATGAGCAAAATAAAACTCCAGTTATTAACCAATTTTCTTTAAACATAGATTTAGTAACAGACCCGTTTATTCGTCATCTTATATTAGCTTGTATAGATTTACAGGCTGACTTCAAGTATATAAATGCTTCAGAAGACGAACGAAACAAATACATTGGCAATATGTTGAAAAGAGATGATTACATTATAAAAGACCAAACTAAGAGAGGATGCTCCGCAAGCGGGAAATCATCTGGCGAAATTGATATTTTTGTTGAAAAAGATAAATTTCCCTTTACTATTATAGAGGCTCTTATTTTGAAATCATTGAACACTTCCTACTTAAATACTCATCTTAATAAAATCTTTTACTACGATACCGCTGGAAACGCCTTTAATGTGTGTTTGTCATATGTAGAAACTAAGGACTTTGGTGCTTTTTGGAAAAAGTATTGCAACCATGTCGCAAAACATAATTATCCATTTCCTCTTGTTTCATTTGACACCAAAGTTGGAGAGGTTGAGTGTCCATATACAGACATTAGATTTATGACAACTGCACATGATAGAAATGGTAAAATCACGTTACTTTATCATTTTTGTGTTAAGATAATGGAATCACCAGTTAATTAATAGAATTTGTTGGTATGTAATTCCCCCCAAAAAAGTAGCCGCTCTGATTCAGAGCGGTCTTTTTTTACAAATTCAATCGTTTTATTTCCCCTTGCATTGTTCGTAAGAAAAGCTAAACTTCGGTATAGTAAGCCACCATCGCATTATTACGTCCAAGCCGACTGAGGTCTTTACACACGACAATCTGAACTCTGTTGCTTTCAATATCTTCAACCATTCTTTGGAAACTTGGACGTTCAAAATTTGTCCCAGAATACCCATCGTCAATATATTCGTCATGGACTAAGAGTCCATGTTGTACGCAATATCGGCGGAGCATTTCCCTTTGGTTGCCGATTGAATTAGACTCGGAATCGCCGCCGTCATCACGAGAAAGCCGAAGATATATCGCCGTCATTTGTTGCTGTTGCCTTTGCATTGCAACCTCCTCCCTAAACAAAGGCAACAAGCGGTTTTATTGCCCTTTCATTATACCACAAAAAGCCGAAAAAAGCAAGTTGTTTCGGCGAATTCTTTCGTGGAAAGAATTTATAATCCTTTCTTTATTTCCCGCAAAATAGCGTTTTTAACTATATCCTCATATGTTCTTTTATCAGAATAATAAGAAACCACTTTGAATGTTGTATTTCCTATTTCTTGATAATGCACGTTTTCCTCATTTTGATTATCGTTTGTATGTAAATTCACTTATATCACCCTGTACAAGTTTATGCGGGGACAGTTTGTCCGTTTCATTTATAACAAAAAAGCCTCGATATTTTTCAATCGGGACTTGCTTTTTTCGACAAAGTATGATATAATTATTTTGTTGCACTCTCACCTTGAACATATTCGCAAACAACGCTCTCAATAAAAGCATTACGACTCATATTGCTCTGCTCTGCGAGTTCAGCGATTTTCGCCAACATATCGGGAGTAAATCTCACCGAAACAATGTCTTTGTGAACCCGCTCCCGCTGTGGTTTTGATTCACTATCCGAATACCGCCAACTGCTGTTCCCCGATAAATTATTCATCAACAATTGTCGACACAGTTTGTACTCTGCTCCTTTGAGACCCAGCCCGATGCAGAATACACGCATAGCGAATTTCTCGTTCTCGAACAACTCGGAAACCTTGGCAGTCACCCGCTTTTTCGATTGTGCGGTAATACAGAGTTGGCTCACAAATTGCGAATATGCGGTTATGTTTTCGGGAGGCAAATCCGCTTTGAACCACGGAAATTGTAATTCGGATTCTGTCTGCTCAATTGGCAACTCGTCAACTTCGAGAGCCTTTTTAATCAGTGATTCTTTTGCGGCAACCATGAGTTTCAAATTTTCGATTGCCTCGGGAGCGAATCCCTCAAGCGGGAAACTGATTGTCAGCATTTCGGGTTGTTTTACAGATTTTTTCTTTGGCATAATAACTACCATCCTTCATTTAATTTGGTAGTCATATGATACCGTACAAAGCCGCAGAAGTCAACGCACAATTCATGGGTGAAAAAAGTCAGCTTTCACCCATTTTCAACAACTTCACCGCCTCTTTCAAAACGAGTTTCCCATCGACTCTCGCAGTGGCGTGAAACCCCACTTGGTCGTTCTCGGCGAACCGCTCATTCAGCACTTTGAATCGGAAATTTCGTCTGTCGGCAATCCAATAATGACCGAAGTCACCGAAAGCCATCACACTCGCTCCCTCCGCAATTTCGGGAACATAGGAACAAATGTACACAGGCTTGGCAAGGATTGTGTCGGGAAGTCCGTCTTTGACGGCGGGTTGCCAAATATATTGACCGTTGCTGTCTTTAATTTTGCGAAGTTCACGAATGGTAGAATCGTTCATAACAAACACAGAATTTCCCCGATATGGCGGCTTAACGCTGTGCAATAAATCAATCACATCATCGAAAGAAATCGCCGTAGCAGAAGAAGTCGTAACACCGACATCTGCACCATTTTCAGAGAATAATCCAGTCGGGCGGTCAGTGCCGTCACCGATACAAAAAGCCTCTTCCTCAGCTTTGCCGATTTCTTTCGCAAACTGGTCGGCGATATGGCGTTGTAAATCGAAAACAGAATCTTCCATTAACTCCGTAGATGCACGAATTAAACAACCTAATTTATACGGTTTCAAAACCACTTGATTGAATGTCACATTGGTTTCGGGAATGGCGGCGTTTTCGTTAATCCAGTTGACAGTCGCACCGCCTTCTGCAATCGGAATTTTCAGCGTGTCGCTTGCAGTTTTTACAATGCGGGAAATTTGCCTAAACACATTCTGCTCCGTCAACGCTTGCACCAAATCCTGTGCGAATTCATCGGGGACTAAATACCCGCCAGAAGTGTCAACTCCCTCGGATAAAATGTTGCTTATGCCACGCCCACGAATTGCATTCCAGAACGCTTGTGAATAGTCGCTGTCATCGTGAGTTTTACTCGGCGAATTTCTAATCACATTTGTGTTTGTCTTGAATTGTCGCTCCATATTTTTGTTGCGTTCGAGCCGCTCAATCTGATTGCCAATCTCGATTAACTCAGCCTCCATGCGGTCATAGACAGCCGCATCTTCAGTCGAAATCATGCCGTCAGGTGTCTGCTTTGAGTCGAGAAATGCCTTGGTCTGATTCCATAAATTCGTGCGTTTTTCACGCAATAACTCAACATTATTCATCATCGCTCTCCTTGTAATTGGCATCCTTCATGTTGCCGTTAATCAAATATCTGTCGCCGCCCAGCTCGGCGGGAATCGGCGGCAAATCCTCAAGTTTTCGCACATCGTTAATTGACATCCAACCGTTCTGCCGCCCCGCTTTGTAGCCGTCAATTCGGCTTGCATAATCGCCCCGCAACATTCCGTCAACATTGAACTTTATGACATACTTTTTGCGTTCACTCGGCGAAAGCAATGCCAATTTCAACGCTTGCTCAATGTGGATTACCCACGGATTTATGCTGTATTTCAAGAACTCCATCGACTGGTGTTCTATATTGCTGAAAGTCGAGCGTTCCAAATCGCCAATCATGTGTCTTAGCTTGTCGAGGGGTTTTCCGAGATTTCTGAAAAATTTTCAAAAATCGTCAAAGTTGCCAAAAAAGGATTTGACATCAAATCAAATCTTTTTTGATATTATAAAAAATTTGCTTTTTATTGAACTATAACATTTTCTTTGTAAATAAAAGATTTATTATATCAAAATTAAGTTTTGTGTGTGATACATTCTGTCAAGGTAGTAAATGAAAAAATTTTACCGCACTCGTTTACGAGTGCAGTAAATCGTATATGTACAAGATTCGTATTTCTGTCTTAATCATCTTTTTTTCAAATAATAAAACTTTCTTCTCATCAATATATAATACCTACTGAACAACCACTCATTTTTCAAGTACGAAAACAATTAAATCAATCGTATAATATTGTTACTATTGACAGAACAACCCCACATATGGTACAATATAAAGTAGCAGAATCGGGGGGATAATAATA